CGCAAACGCGAGACCGGACTTGGTCACCTTGATCTCGATGAACTGACGGGTGAACGCAGGGCTCTGCTCAGGATACTCCTGAGTTTCGCCGATGTCAAATGCGCGAAGGGCGCCCACAACGGGGAACTCGAACGAACGCACGTTGTCCACCTGAATGGTCTTCGCCAATACGGTCTGACCGATCATCAGGGGCTCACGACCCCGCAGAAGCGTGTCCGAAATCGCACGCGGGAACAGAATCGATGCGTCCGCCGATTGCAATGCCTCCGTAATGGTGATGCGAGGCGCCTCACTCGCGCGGTAACCATGTTCCAGAAGCTTCTTGATCAACTCGACCTGCTTCTGGTAGCGCTTCATCGACTGCTCGTTCACATCGAACTTCAGTTCTCGAGAGAGCTCCTCGATGTAGCGCTCATAATTATCCTGAACGATCTGCTCGAAAGTCTTCATAGGAATGTTGCAGGATTACCTGCAGAGCACACCTCCTCACTTAGTAGATTATCACGCGCATGGCGCCTGCCACGTTTGGTACATCCAAATGCGGAGGCATACCAACAATTCCGGAACCACCGGAACCGTCGGTCAAGCCGATCTGACCGGATGCCCACAGGCGTCCGTCGCGGTAGCTGGTCTCGTAAGAGTAACTCACACGAACTGCGGTTACGCTCACGTTGCCCGCGAAGAACAACATACCGGTCGACGGATCGATGGAGTGATACTTACCAATCGACCAGTTCGCTACCCAGTCGGAACCCAAAGGCATCTCCAACCAACCGGCACCGGACGAGATGGTATTGCCCTCCTCGTTGACGTACGAGCCCTGGATCTCGACCTTGATGGGCTTCCAGAACGCCACGGGACGATTCAGCAAGCGATACTGCTGACCTGCCACTACAACCGCAGGTGTCTCGTTGGTGACATCCGAAGTGGGCACTCGAATGGCAAGCGGCGGATAATCCCACTGCGCGAAGTTGTCGGTCACCCATTGCAACCAACCCTGCATCAGGTGTGCCTGGTCGATTCGCTGCAAGCGGACAACCTCACCGACAATCTGGTCCGCATGCTGACCGAACTCGTACAGAACATACTGAACCGCAGTACCGAAGGTAGCCTCCCAGCGGCTGGCCGAAGAGTTCCAGCTCAGGGTAGCCGAAGTCACGACCAACGCGCCGGATGCGTTGAAGGTAGCCAACACGGTCGGCTGGAACGCAGGATAGACCGCTGCAGTCAACGGGATGTTGGTCGCAGCGGAACCGTGATTCAGCAACACCTGACGCCGAGGCAGCCACTTCACAATACGACCCTTGTCCATCGGGTTCGGTGTCGTGGAGGTCATCGAACCGAAGTAGGCGGTCACCCGATCACCGGCCTGAAGCTGCCCGTAAGCGTCATTCACCGTGGTAATGTAGGGCAACTCGATGAACTCCTGCTTGACGACCACCGGAGCCCACTGGATGTGCTGCTCATGCTTGCGCAGAATGTTCGTTTGTGTGTAGCCGATAGGCTTGTTACTTACACCGTCTGCCATAGTCACAACGGTGTAATCCCCGTAGTTGTAGGGCGATGGACGTACGGCCAAAATGCGCCCGCGGGGAATCACGATCTGATCGAGCGTAGGATAGCGCGGATCCGTACCCAAAGGCGGAAGGGAAGGATCGACTACCCACTGCTCGGCAGGAGCGTTGATGCCGCTCAACTTGATTTGAGTCGACCAACGCCGATCCTTAAGTGGTTGTACACCAAAGTTAGGCATACACTGGCGCAGACGATACCGTCTGCCTTTCACCTCCTCTTATAGTCCCTGTTATAACTACAGGAAGTGCTACTTGAAGAAGACCCGAATCACGTCGTCCTCATCCGTTTCGGTTACCTGAAGCTCCCCGCTCTTGATGGCATCGAGCAACTCATCTACCGCACTGTAGCTTCGCATGCTCTTGACGTCAGACTCTTCGGTCTGTGCATTAGAACCGTCTGTCTGATCCATGATGCCTTCCAACGGGCTCTTCACGTCGTCTAACCGCTTAGACCAGTCCGTCGGAGCGAACGCCGAACTCAGGTCCTCTATCAAGGATTGCAAGAACTCGGAAGAACGCTGACGGAATAGCTCGGTCAACTCCTGCGCGGTCTTGTTCGCCGCCACCGGATAACCGGCAGAAAGCGCCAAACTTACCGCACGCGAAACCAGAGACTCCCGCTCTAACTCCGCCAAACGCTGCTCCAACTCGGTTGCGCGATTCTGCCAGTCCACCAGCTGACACTCCAACTCCTCAACAAGGCGCTTGAGCTCGGCGTTCTCATCGAGCACCGACTCATCGGACCCGGTGTGGTTGGATGTTGGCGAGGAATGAAGAGCCAACTCGAACTGCTCATCGCACAACTCCACCAGTACAGTACCGCCGGAAGCGAGAACCACACGCGAACCCTCCAAATTGGAAGGTAACTGCGTGTACTCCACTTCCTTCACGTCCAGACGACTCTCGGGCATCAGCCAAAAAACAACCATGCTCTCCCGATCATCGTCTTGACCCGTCTTCATGCCAAGCGCACGAGCCTTACGCAATAAACAGGCACGCACACGCGCCTTCTGCGCAGGACTCAGCTTGGCACGCCCCAATAACCGCAGACCCGCAAGAACATGAGCCTTGTCATGGGCGGGGAAACTGCGGTCCGGACCGCAGAACGCCGAATCGGGCAACTTCTTGCGCTGCGCCGCAGTCAGCTTCGCCTCAGGGAACGGAAGCTCGCCGTCAATGCAATACAACTCCTCCGGCGAAACCTCTTCATCATCGTCCCCTTCCGCAACGCCAACAGGGGCGGACTCCTCTACAGATTCCTGAGAGGAACCTGCAGTGGACTCCTCACGCAACTCTTCCTCATCGGCAGCTTCGGTGTATGAAGCGGAATCATGAGAGTGCTCGGTAATAGCATCCGTGTGCGCCTCATGAACCACTCCATCCACCAAACTATCTAACTCTGCCATTTCGAACCCCCCAGTTGTCAGAGTACCGCTATCCATAGTCTTCGAAATGACCATGGCATCGCTGTCAGAAGGAACGTTCACGAACGAAATCTCAATTAACTCAATGCCCCGCATAATGTGATAGCACTGCTTTAACTCACCGTGCCACTCGTAGGTGTTACCGCGCATGTGACCGTGTGGACATTCTACGCCCTGCACCGCCTCTCCACAGACCGAACACTCCACGCGATGGGGGATCTGACCGATGGACACGGTGAGGAACCTGCCGTCCATCACCATCTCCATGACGCGCCGGTCGAATAACAGCGCGTCTACCTCCAAATAACCTTCCTTGCGACCGCGTCCCTTACGAACAACGCGGGCATCCACCACACGACCCACGGGAATCGGCATATCCGAAGATACCAGTGAATTGCCGGTCGTGCGGTGGTCCAGCATGATAGGAATAGGATAGGGCTTCAACGCAGTGATGTAACCCTTACTGACACCGTCGCCCTCCAACTCCTCAACGGGATAGAAGGTCTTGTTGCGGGTCACCTTGTTCGCAGTGATGGCACGCATGCGCACCCTCAAGGCAGGAGACGTGGAACCCGCCTCCTCCTGTACTATCCTCGAATACTCCCGTCGCACAGAACGCATGTCCGACAGGGACAATATCATCTGTTCACGTATGAGGTCCATTACTCTGCCACACCCTCCAAATCGCGTTGTCTCAGACGTGTCGGCGAATCCTTCGGCGGACGCCCGCGCGGAAGATCCGAGTCGGAACCCCTTAACGAAGAACCCGCACGACCTATCCCAAGCTGGAACTGTAACCTCAACGGCTCCAACAGCCTGGGCATGTGGACACGCCAAACGTAGCTGTCCTTATCATCAAACTCGTCACCTAACTGCATCATTCTGCGAGCTTCGGATAGGGTAATAACACCCTGTGAATACAGGTTGCTGATAACCGTATACAACCGTAACACGTGACGGGAATCGGGCTCGCCGAACTCTACACGAACCGCATCGGTGCGCTCCCAGTCCGCCTCCAATAACAACGGATTCAGAACATGCTCGGATAACTGGTGACCAAACTCACGCTGAATGGAACGCACCAGCATCCTTAAGTGCAGATCCAAAGTATCCGCATCTGGATCGGGAACCCTGTGCCCGATAAGCACCTCATTCAAACCCAAACCGGAATAAGCGCGCTTGGTGAAATAATCCAGATAAGGCTCCGCACGAAGCGCTAAACTCTCAGCTCCAATTACGCGAACCTCTTGACCAGGCATTGTAACCAGTACCGCATCACTGGACATCTGGTTAATCGCTTCCACTACCTTCTCCATATCCGGGCGGATGGAGGACGTGCCGTTTGTTAGATCAGGCATGGTAATGTGTATCTTCGGATTCACAAACCGGTGCATCATACGAAGCACCTCTTCCTCCACCTGTCTTAAACCGCGCACATCCTCAACCGCACCCAAAAGGAACGGGACACCGTAGACGCTGTCCAGGGGACGACGGTAGGTGAGATGACAGACCTGATCCAACGGGAAGAAACGCTCCACGCCGGATGTACCGGAGATGGAACTGACACGTAATATCCATCCCTCTAACCCGGTACCTTCCCTGTTCGCAACAGGCAACATGCAACGAGGAGGAACGACATACCATGTAGCAGTAGCGGGAGACTTCACACGACGCCCGTAGACCACACCCAACTTGTTCGTCGTAGCGCGAATGAGAAACGCATTGCCGAACAAGACGAAGTCAAACAACGCCTGACGGACCAACTCGTCCCAACCCATACCGTTGATGGAATGAGAGATCTCAAACCGAGTGCGAAGATACACATCCGCTCCGGGTGTACCGGCTACCCACCTGATACCGGAATGATAAACCATCGCGACGATCAGGTCTATCGCACGCTGGATGTACCCGTCCGACAAGTAAGCCTTCCACAAATCATTCAAATCCAACGAATGATTGAACCGATAAACACGAGTGCCTCTAGCCGAAGAACCGGCCGATCCCAAACCGTAAACACCGATGGAATATGAGGGATCACGGACCCGATCTACAGCGGGTAACCCGGTCAGACGAGCAGGAAGATCGTATACCTTTGGGATACGAGCCGACTCGAAATTGGCCACAACTAACCCTCCACCTAACGACTATTACCTGCTAATGAGGATAATACGGACATCAACCTCACTTCGCCGTCGGATACAGAAACCACAGGAATCCCATACACGGAACAGGACTTCAATAACTCCGCGTAACGAGAAATGTCGTAACTCTCATTATCTATCAGTACCAACGGTAGATATGGATAAATTAACACACCGGGCATCACACGGAACCCGGCACTGAACCAACTCCATGCGCCACCGTATACCCACGGCGTGTCCGGGAAACGCTCCATTACCGAACGATGCATCTCCATGAACCTGTCAGACACGCCGTCACGACGAAACAGACCGAGTAGTAGACGCCTCAACAAAACAGTAGACCTCCCACAAATCACCTACGAGCATCGGACATGCCGTCCAACAAACCGGACCTGAAAGCAGAAACAATACCCTTCAATGCCACACATAACCGACGACGACGATATAACACATCATACTGCTTGGCATTCACCGAGAGCTCCGTACCAAACCGAAACGAACGACGCATGTCATCGCGTGTCGAATGAACAAACCGATTATAACGCTGCCACCAATCCTGAATCTGGTCCAGCAACTCGTCCATAAACTCTAACTCCTCTATCTCACCGAACAGATCAACAAAAGTGTCCCGAACCTCTCTTAATCTAGACAAACGATAGAACAAAGGGTTCACCACCTGACGACCGAACAAGCCGATCAAGTCCGCTATCTGGTTCCGCATGGTGGACTCCACACGCTGACGAAGCTGCTCCCGCCAACCTTTGAACACGGACAACACGCGCACCGCAGTGATGGCAATGAGCAGGTCTAACCCGTTGATTACCACCTGAAAGAAATCAATGAGAGCATCGCAGACACGCACCAACTCCATAGCACGCTCCGGAATCCTACGACCTATACCGTAACCACGCCGATAGAGCTTGTCCTCTAACTCCGAACGACGACTCTCTAAATCGCGAACCCTGCCCTCTAAAACGGGCTCCGTGTTCACAACAGAACCGCCACTCAAAAGGTCCTGAAACGCACCCTGGAACGAACGCAATCCCTCCTGTAACACCTCGCGAATGATAGAAGCCCACTGCCAGTTCCAATGCTCAAACAACTTGGAGTAATAGGAAGCAACGGGAGGCTTGAACGGTTCACCGGTGAGACGCTCCGTATCCTTAATAAGTGAACGTAATAAGGTGGAAGCGATCTCGCTGCGAACACGTAACATAGATGAGTTGTAGTGATCTAAACTTACCTGCTGAACGTCCACTAAAGAGGATACCAAATCGTCCAACTCTTCATCAGACATGCCCTCCATGAAACCGTCCCCGACGACGGAAGACAACTCCTCCAAAGCGGATAACACGTTATCTTCATCAGGCTGCGAAGCAAGACTGCTATCTATAACAGACCGTACCTGAAAGTCCAACGGCCTGCCCGCCTCCGACTCCACCTCGCCTACCGGAGGTTCCACTAACAGACGCTCCAGATCCATCACGACCTCCAATCTCTGCTACGAGAAGAGGAGACAAAAGAACGACCGCGAAATCCGCTATCTCTACTTAACCCGAAATCGATAACCTTGAACGGAGAAGACGAACCGGACCTGTCCTTGAAATCTAACACCACAGGATCCCTTGGCGCCATCGATGCACGTTGCCAGTAAGGGGCACAAATGCGTAGCTGCCATAAAGCCAAAGCCAAAGCGGAAACAATGTGGTCTTTGGAGGACTTGAAGGTCATACCATACCCGTCCGTCGACTTGACCTGAATACCGAGCAGCTGCCGTTTCAACTCCTCGTCCGTTTTGGGGAATACCAACAACCCTTTATCGATGAGGAACGACATCCACTGATAGGCAGCGTCCTTCAAACGAATACGACGCTGGTAACTGTCCCTGTCCAAAGTGAAATCCACTAACTCCTGAAATGAATAACCTACGATTCGTTCGGGAAGAGACATGCTCCGCACGGACGCTTCGGTACGCAACACCTCTAACTGCATCTCACCGTAACCGCGATCCACCGCAACCCAATCCGCACCGGTTAACTCCTGTAACTCTAAGACCCTGTGTACACCCTGAGTCAGTAACATGTCATGCGGAGGCAGCTCCTCGCGATACATCACCTGGTAATACTCGCCCTGTGAATCATAACGAACGATAACAATGTTAACGCCGGACTCATACTTGTCCCAATCCACTCCTATAGCCCGCGGACCGTTACTGACCTGATAAAGATTGTATCGATAGTCCCTCCCTGCCGCTTCTACCTGAGAACGACTGACAAGAGACCTCCCCGCCTGGTCCGGGAAGTCCGCCAAATACTCGGTCGTCCAAGATAACTCGTTTGGACAAGCACTTCTATATTTGTCTACCAAACCGACAAAGTCCGGATTGCTCGTTATAGGCACATGGATGGTATGCCAGAATCGGCTGAGCTCCGGTTTGGCGAATATGTCATAGAACATACCGCCGTGATAATCCGGATTGGGCGTGGAACTCACTATGGTCAACGCATCCGGACGGTACAGACCGCCCTGAATGATAGGCTCTATCGCAATCCAGTCCTCCTCCCTCAGATAAGCCGCCTCGTCTACAATGATGACATCGCCGCCCTGACCGCGTACCGAGTTGCCCTTCCGATGAGAGGATGCTCCGGTCGTGAACCCCAAAATGACGGAACCGTTCGTGAACTCTCTACCCATTAGTGGATTACCGGCATAGGAACGGGCAAGGGAAGAAGAAAGGGCAGGGTTCACCTGAAGGAATAGATCAATGTTGCGGAATATCACGTCCGCCTTGGCCCTGTCCGGCGTGATAACCAATATCCTGCGACGACTGCGGGTAATCGCCGCCCAAAGACATAGAACGGTTAAAGCATACGTCTTCCCGGTCTGACGAGAAACACGAACCGCTATCCGCTTGTGATCCTTGACGGCGCCTAATATCAACCGCTGTACATAGTTAGCCCTGAACGGAGACTCTGTCATAGGCTCAATCAACAGAGACTCCGCGAATAACAAAGGGTCGTTCATAACCCTGTAGAAGTCCACGTTCACCCAAACTACCTCCCGTAACGGGAAGCCATAACCGCCGCCTCCGCACCGATGATGCTCCTGTAACCGTGAATAGCCTGAATACCCTGCTGCATCATCTGAAACGAACGCTCGGTGTGCTCAAATGAATGCATCATCGGAACCACGGCGGAACGATACTCCGCAGCCATTCTTCTGTGATGCTCCAGATTACGGGTGATGCCGCCACTAACAGCCCAGTTGAAGACACCCATCGCTGCGACGCCAAGCGGAGACACGCCGAACACCAAACGCGGAAGCATGTAAGAGGCAACGATCTTGCCTACACCGAACTGCATCGCGCGACGATAGGCCTTCTCAGGGTCCCTGCCCTGCATCGCCGCACGCTGACGGGCGAACTCCGCCTGCGCATCTAACGATAAATAGGTCTGAAGTACCGGCTGCGCTAAGGATATGACAGGGTCAATCATCTTACCACCACCTGTATGAAGCCGCCCCCCTTCAGGGGGCGGCCAAATGAAACTACTTATCCGTCTTCCGATCTGGGCTCTGGGAAGGAGGATTCTTGGGTAGCCCCTTCTTCGCAGGCTCCAAAGGAACACCTCCAGGACCAGAAGGTTGAACAGGAGGACTGACCCTCTTCGGACCGACTATCCGGAACGGAAGGTCAGGCAAGCCGGGAATGGAGAAACGTTTCAACGGAGTTACACCTCCTTATCTAATAGGAAGCACCTTGATAGGTGCTCTATTGAAGGCGAACAGGAACACTTACCGAGTGCTCCTCGCCCTCCAACAATGTCACGTTCAGCGCCACCGGCATAGTAAGGTTACCGTTGGGAACGATTCCAACAGGGAACGGAATGTTCACCTGCGTCACACGAACCGGCTGAACAACCTGAAGACTAAGGGTGTTACTGGTCGCCGTCTGGGTCTGACCGTTGTACTCATACGTTGCCGTCGCAGTCAAAGTGATGGGCTGACGAGGCGTCAAAACATTCTTCACCTTCACCACCAAGTTACCCATCGAACCCGGAGTGAGCGGCGAAGGCAACTGCGAGGACAGAGTAACGGAAACGGGGGAACTACTTGAACCG